ATTTGAAAAAGTCATATGACTCTTGTGTAAAATGTAGTTTGAGAGCTTGATATAATCCAAATGTTTCATAACCAGTCATATGGGTAGTCTAGATCCTTTTTCTTTCAACATATTGTTATCCATTGCATCGTTCTCAATTTTTGATTTAAGATTTGCATTCACTAGTGTGGCTGCAACTTCAATTTCAAGACCGGTATTCTTGCAATGTTCAACAATAGCTTCGATATAGTTGTATTTTGTAGCTGCAACTATTAAATCAATAGCTCTAGCAAATTTTGACATTTCTTCTCTAGTTGGCATGGGTGCGATTACTCTGAATTGGGCATTTTGGATCCCAGCATTTATGGATTTTCATAACCGATTCTTGCAAACCACACACTGAACATTTACCAAGTTGCTGTGTGATGGTGTCTGTATGATTTGAATTCATCAATGAAGTTGCCATCATATCAAATGCTTTATATCCTGAAGTATTGTATTCTTCAATATCATCAAGTTCTTCATCTAGTTCTGTATCAAAGTCATCAACATAATCTAAAACGCCTTTTGGTGGAAAAAATCCACAGCCATGAACAAACAGTTCAAACTGTTGTAATACATCTGTAAGAGTATCTGCACTAAACTCAACAGTTGTTTCTGCAAAGTTACCAGAGATATCATCTATTTGTTTAAAAATATATTTCATTTAACCACAGTTTCATAAAGGGTTTCAAATTGGTCATGCACAGCTACTTCTTCATCGTAGTTTTGTTTGTAATATACCTTTATCATCTTGGCAACAAGACGTTTTGGAATTTCTAATTTTTTACTGATATCAGCAATAGATTCCCTAATCAAATCTTTCTCTGCCTGTGCTCTCGTCATTGCATCAGAACACTCACTAATAACACCTAAAAGTTTCTTTCTATCTTCTGGATTCGAAAGAAGATTAACACTCACTTGCTGAACAGCCATAATATACTCCTTAAATTATTTCTTTGACATCGAATATGCAATACAAACTGAATTGACATTTGTTTCGTATGCACACTTTATTGATAATGGATCCACACCTTTGGCGATAGCGGCCTCGATGTTTTTTGCCATGTTATTTCTATCATTCAAATTGTAAACGATAGTAGCAATAATTGCTGTACATAGTACAATTACTACTGATATGCTGATTGTGATTAAGTCTTTGTTCACTTTAGATTCCTTTGTTTCTGTCAATTTTGTCACCTTTGCTCTTGTAGAAAATATGCCTGCCAATTTGTGTCTCCTTGTTTAGTTTTGTCCATCCAGGACTCACATAATCAGCATGATAATACGTTGCTCCGTTTGTTACATCTTTGATTCTTTCAAAATTTAAATACATGTCAGTTGATAACTGTAGAATCTCATTATACAACGGAGTGTGCTTGATTGTCAAGCGTTTAGTGGTAAATGTGGTGTCACAGTACCAAGAAAATTGGCATGTGCCCTTAGTTTTCTGTTGAACAACCTCACAAACAGAATCACCGTAGTTGCCTGATTGTATGCGATTGAATGTTACGAATGCTACAGCTGTTTGACCCTCTCTTGGTTCATGTCCTGCTTCGAAATATATATTCTCAGCAAGACAAGTTACCTGTTTTTTAGTATCTGCCGTAAGTGCATCGTATGTCGTTTTGATTGGTAATACTTTATATGTGTCAACATTGATAAACGATAAAGTTAAAATTAATGTTGCAAATATCAAACTCAAAAGTATTGGTTTACTTTTCATTTTTCTCCTTGTGTGTTTAGAGGAACCGAAGTTCCTCATCCCCAATTAAGAAGTTTTCTTCTGAACTTTTGGTGGTTCTGAAACAGTTATGTTAGACACAAAGCCGTTTAGAGCCTGTGCTTTAGTAATAATGTCTGCTTCTGTGGGGATTGGTGGAAAGCCAGGATGCTCAGGTGGTGTTTCACCTTTGTGTCTAGCTGTTTCGCATTGCATTTGCCAATTATTGGAAATGCGTTCTCTTATACCGAAGTAATCATCATATATCATGTCTTTTGCCATTTTTAATAGCTCAAGACGAATTTCAAAAGGTGTCATATTTGACATAGTTTTTCTCCTGTGTGTGTTATACTACCATTGTGTGTATTGTGGTAGTATAGTTATTTAGTCATTCCAATGCCTTACAACTCCAGCAATGATTACAAAATTTGTAATAACATATATCAATAAAATGACTGTACGAATTATGGCAATGATATCTGCCTCTTTATCTGAATCTCCGGACTTATCGCCTATTGCTTTAGCCCATCTGCGCCAAATTAGTCCCATAGGTTCTGATAATACTTACCAAACAACTTGAAACCATTTCTGATTCTACCTTCAATAACTTTCATGCCTTCATAGTCACACTCGTATGTGTTATTTGGACCATCAACTTGTCTATATAGTGTTGCTTTACCATTTTCATCCCATGCACACGCTTCAGATTTCCAATCAATGTTACCAGAACGATATGATTCTTCCCATTCTCTATTGACATGGTGTTCGAAAGCAAATATCATTTCATCCATCACCCAATCCCAGCGTTTGAAATGATTGTCATCGGTGTCCCATTCATTCTCTTTTGCTGGAGCTGAAGTTGATTTTAATTCTTCAGGCACATCTTCATCATCAACGAAAGGTGCACCATGTTTGCTTGCTTGTAATTGTTTCAACATTGGCAATGCAATCATACCGAGAGTGCTATCCATCGACCAAGTATCCCAACGGTCAATCTTCACATATTCAATTTTGGGGTGAATAACATCTAAGAATTTTCGCACAAGTTCCATAGGTTTAACCAACCAATCGGTATACTTGTCGTTCTTGTCATCATACAAATCAAATTCTGGATCTGTCCATTTTTTATAAAACAGAACCGTAGTCATAATTGTATATGGACTTAACCAATGGTCACGATAATTGTTTATGTAAACTTTCACTGATGATTCTCCATAAATTCTCTTAATAGGTTTTCAACTAGCTGATTAAATGTGATATCTTTTTTATGTGCTAACATAAACAATTCAAATAAAAGATCGTCATCTAAATCAACTTCTATTGAGGTTTTCATTTCTGTGAATCTCCAGGCATCACACGATAATTATCTTCTACAGAATCAGGTGTACTCACTTCAATGATTGTACCTTCTTCAAGGCAAATCAACTGATGTGGTTCAAGTGGTTCATTTCTCCACACCGAACCCTTTTCAAGTATTTGAGATTCGATAGAAGCGTCTTGGGTCATAATATATTTCACTTCGAACTTTCCAGATAAAACATACCATGTCTCATCTTTCTGTGAGTGAAAGTGCATACTGAATTTGGCATCTTTGTTAAACTTCATTAACTTGCCACAATACTTGTCATTAGTAACCCAAATTAATTCTGAGCCCCAACCCTTGTTAACGTAACCTTCTTGTCTTGTCATTTTTCACCTGTAAATAATAGTGATTGGTTATTCTGTTACGAGGAAACCAATCGAAACCCTAAGCAGCGTTTAGGCTGCTAATGCGTAACTTTCGTCATTTGCATTTACTTTGTTTTCTTCTTTTTACATCGTTGCTGATGTGCTGTCCACTAATTTACTTGTTGCCCTGTCGAATCTATATCAGGCCCATCATAAACATACTTCATGGATGAACCCACGGGTCACCTTGCGGTTAGAGTATGTTTATGGTGGACCTGGGGGGATTCGCACCCCCGTCCAGAACACTTTTCTCTTTGCTTCATACAGCAATAACTAACATTATAACAGGTCCTATTTAGTTTGTCAACCTGTTTTTCCAATATTTGCCAATGTAATGATTGAGAGAATCCATATAGTGAACGGTTTTCTCTCTAACAAATATTTGATTGGTGCCATCTGCAACAGCGATAGCAATTACCAATTTGTTGATTGGTTTACTTGTGACTTCTTCAAACATTGTAGCGTATGCAGCACATTGCATAAAATAATTTAAAATGTTTTCTTCAAGTTTTGGTTTAGTTGAAGACTTAAAATCAATCACAGCTAATTCATTATCCCATTGTGCGATACAATCAACTCGGCCAGCTAAACGCAGTTGAGATGAGTACAATGCCTGTTCAATGGAGTAAACCTCACCGATATGATTATCTAGGTAAGGTTTGAGTGAGAGAAACAATTCTTTAGTATCTGGCATCATTGTTTGTATTTTCAAATCTGTCATTTCATTTAACAAATATTTTTCACAAACTGTATGTAATTTTGTGCCACGATTAGATGCACTTCTAGCAATTTTATTTGCTGTTTCGGCACCGACTCTCTCACGCCATTCGAAAATGGCCTTTTTATTGTATTCAGATAAAACGGTTGTCACAGATGGGTAAGAGTTGCCATTTGGTGTTTGGTACTCTCGACCCTTTTCTGTTGTTACTGCTTTTAAATCAAAATCTAATTCTTTTAATTTAACATGTTTAAAATTCATTCAATTC